CATATTATTAACTTAGATAGAGGACGTGAAAAAATTAAACTTCATCCTTGTCAGAAGCGTGTTATACGTAAGATGAGAGATAATAGGTTCTTTATATTATTAGCATCTAGACAGATTGGTAAGAGTACGATTATGACCATATACATGCTTTGGTATGCATGCTTTATGAATGATCAGAGAATCTTGCTAGTAGCTAACAAAGAAGCGACTGCTATTGAGATCTTTCAACGCGTTAGAATGGCGTTCGAAGAACTACCTATATGGTTGAAGCCTGGTGTTAAAGAATATGGCAAGACTTCAATGACGCTAGATAATGGTAGTAGAATTGGTATTACAACTACTACAGGTACTGCAGCCCGTGGTCAGTCTGTTAACCTTTTAATTATTGATGAGTGTGCTTTCATCGAATCGCACTTGGTTGAAGAATTCTGGAAATCGGTTTTCCCTATTATTACATCATCTAAAAAATCTAAAGTCTTTATATGTTCTACTGCTAATGGTACGGGTAATTTGTTTCATAAAATATACGATGGGGCTGAGAAAGAAGAGAATGGTTGGGGGTATGATAAGATCATGTGGGACGAGGTTCCGGGTCGAGATGAAAAATGGGCTTCTATTACTAAACAAGCATTAGGATCTACAGAAGCCTGGCTTCAGGAGTTTTGCTGTATATTTGTTAATTCTGGTGAATCTTCTATCGATGAAGCGTTATTTGCTGAAATGTCTCAAAGTTGTAAAGAGCCTAAAATTGTATTAGATGAAGGTAATTACAAAATATGGGAGGAGCCAGATTCGTCTCGAGTTTATGTAGCTGGTGTTGATGTTTCGGAAGGAGTAGGTGTAGATGCTTCGGTAATACAAATTTTCGATATTACTGATATTAAAGATATAAAGCAAGTAGCAGTATATCATAATAGACATATACCTCCGCTAGAGTTTGCTAATAAATTATATACAGTTTTAAGAAACTGGGGTTCTCCTTTAGCTCTTATTGAACGTAATAACTGTGGTGCTCAAGTAGTTGATAGGTTAGCATTTGATATGGGATATGAAAAAGTTGTTTCCTATGGAGCTAAAGTAGCTAATAGAAATAAGCCTCAAATGGGTATGATTGCTCATACGAACACCAAATACAAGGGTGTTATGAATATGAGATACTTTATTAACGAGATGCGTTCAGTTACTATTGTAGATCTCGAGACTCTTAAAGAGCTTAAAGACTTTATAAGATACCCTAATGGTTCTTGGAAAGCTAAAGGAGGTTATCATGATGATAGGGTCATGTCTATGATGTATGGTTTGTTTATTCTCGAAAAAGAAATTACAGAGAGATACTTTGATATATTAGAATTAGATGATCATGGCAAACCTTGTGTCATAGAACCTATGGATTTTGGTACTGCTATGTTCGAAGAAGCGACGTCTATATATAATGATTTCGAAGTAGTGGGACTAAATAACACATATATGACACCTGTTGTCTTTGGCATGGGTAGTTCAGAACAATCAGCAGAAATAGATTTCCTACAACAAGAAGGCTGGTCCTTATTATGAGTAATACCTATCAACAATCATCTCTTAACAAATCCAGAATAGATAAGTTCAAGCTTGTCTTTCAGGTTCCTAATGCTCTTAAGAGTATAAATGGTAATGTTAGAAGCAATAATAAAGTTATACAAGATACTATGCAGTTTGCTATTTACGGCACTGTGGTTCCTGCTATAACAGTACCTGCTTTAGAGATAAGATATGCAGGTAGTACTCTTTATAACTCCTCACATAATAAATCACCATATCCTCCTGTAACTGTTAATTTTACTATAGATAATGAATATACTAACTATTGGGTAATCTATAAGTGGTTGGATCTCTTACATAGTCAGGTTGAGGGTATATTCGATGAATCCAATATTATCTCTAATGATAACTTTAAAGAATATCAGACTGATATGACCATCTATGGACTTGATGAATTTAATAAAGAGAGAATTCGCTTTACTTACACCAAGTCTTTCCCTACTGATTTAGGTGGTATAAATTATAACTACAGAGAATCTGGTGAAATTGAATCTTCGTTTACTTTTGTATATTCTCAACTTCATACTACTCTTTTAAGTTAAAAAGTGAACTGAAATGCCATAAATAATTACATGGCAAAACGAACAATTAATTCACCAGGTGTGGAAATCAGAGAGAGAGATCTTTCTCTCAGAGTACCAGCAGGAGCAGGTACAAACGTATATATTGCGGGATTTTCAGACCAAGGCCCTTTCGATGAAGTAGTAGATATTACATCTTTAACAGAGTTTGAAAATATTTACGGAACACCTAAAACACCAGCAGAAAGATATTTCTATCATACAGTTAAGTCTACTCTTAACTCTACTGCTAGATTAAAAGTAAACAGAATTCCTTATGGTGGTGGTTCCGGTCAAGGCTTCGGCTCGTTCTATTCTGTTTTAGGTTATCCTGTTACAGCAGTAGGTTCAACTACTCTTGACGTAGCTTCCGGTACATATCTAGTAGGTAAACCAACGCAATTTACGACTGACCAAGTGGGTTATCAAGCACTTGTAGATGGTTCTCTCTTTACTAATGGATGGTCAGCTACAGCTTCATCTACATTCAGCGGATTACAAAGCTTATCAGCAGCTGGTATTATTATTATCAACAAAGCCCAAACGGTTGTTGATGGTAAGTTTAATGGATATTATCTCGGTATTTCTGATAATACTAATATTAACCCTGCTAGTAACTATGACGCTATTCTTAATGTAAATACAACTACTTCAACTCCTGGTTCAGTAGGTTCTAGTAACTATGTTACTATCCCATCAACAAGACTTTCGTTCGCTCTTACAGCAACGCCAGAATTTGGTAATAATCCTGCTACCAACTCCATCTCTCAGGTTATGGAGGAGAAAATTACTAACTATGATACTTCTACAAGAGAATTTGATGATACTCTTAACATTGGTATCTTTAAAATTAGACAATCGGTATTCAGTAACGATGCTAACGATCTTGATTATCTTCTTGAAGAAGGTTATAACGGTTCGATCGGCTACTACAGACAGATTAATAGTGAGTTAGGTGGACCACCAGTTAACTTCTTCTTAGAAAACATCGAAAACGATTCTAGAAACGTAGATGTTCTTGTTAACCCTTACATGTCTGATATCTTTAGCGGTATCAAACTTAACAATGATGGTACTCCTTCTAAGAAGGTTCGTGTTATTACTAACCAACTTAAGGATTCTCTTTCCTCAACTCTCAGTGCTACTTCACAAGCTATTGCTGGTTGTACATTTGCGCAATTAACAGCAGCTGGAAGTACATTAGGTTATGTTGATGCTCTATTCCCTCTTGGTGCTTACGGCGAGACTAAGTTGAACCAAAAAGAAATCGGTAACTTACCAGCTAAAGTAACTCGCGCGCTTGATAGAATCAAAAACGACGAGGTATTTGATATCGATGTTATTGCCGAAGGTGGTCTAGGAACAATCTGGACTACAGTATGTGGAACTGGTTTAAGCTACTTCGATGATACAAAGACATGTGCAGATATCGAAGCTCTTAGAACTTCTAACGATCTTACGAATACCAATGCTCGTGATTACTATACGACTATCGCTAATCAGTTCGTAACATTCTGCGGTCCTATTAAGGATGGTGGTAGAGGTGATATTATCTTCGTAGCTGATCCAATTAGACAGATCCTCGTAACTGGCAAACAATCAAAAGTTATTGATGATCCTAATAAGAACTTCTCAATAGACATTTATTGGGCTCTAAGACATCAGTTTGAAAATATCAATACATCGTATGCAGCAGTTTATGCTAACTATATGAAAGTATATGATGATTATAGCGGTCTTTACATCTACGTTCCTTCTTCTGGGTATGTAGCTGCTAAATATGCTTCTAGTGATTCGGACGCTGGTCCATGGTCAGCTGCAGCTGGATTTAACAGAGGTATTATTACTGATGCTATTGATCTTGCAATTGCACCTAACCAAAGACAGCGTGATGAGCTATACAAGGTAAATCTTAACCCAATTACTAGATTCCCAGATCAAGGTTTAGTTGTATACGGTCAAAAAACCCTTCTTAAGAAACCAAGTGCCTTCGACCGTGTAAACGTAAGAAGAACATTCTTATATCTCGAGAAAGTAACTAAACAAGTAATGAAATTCTTCTTATTTGAAAATAACACCCTATTTACAAGAAGCAGAGTTATCAATACCTTGGTTCCATTCTTTGAAAGAGTTAGAATATCGGATGGTCTAACTGATTACTTAATCGTGTGCGATGAACGTAATAATACTCCTGAAGTTATTGATAACAACGAGTTAGTTGTTGATATCTATCTCAAACCAGTTAGAACAGCCGAGTTTATTTTAATAAATTTTTACGCAACTCGCTCCGATACTAACTTTGAAGAATTAATTGGTGGTTAATATCTTAACTCGGTATAAGAGCAATTTTATACCGAGTTTTTTTTAAACTATATGCTGCTATAAATAGTTATAGTTTATTCGCTTTCAAACATAAATAATTATATGGCTAAGACAGAACAAAAAATTAGTAAATTTTACAGCGTAGCAGCTAGTAGAGACTTCTCACGTGACTTTCTCTTTAGAGTTACTGCGATTAATTTGGCAGGTATTGAAGGAGAAATTGGCGAAGAAGATTTAATTTATGCTAAAGCTGCTTCTTTACCTGGTAGAACACTTAGTAACGTAGCTGTACCATATATGGGTCTTAATCTTAACGTTCCTGGTAATGTTACTTATTCTGGTGCTGAAGGTTACAGCTTAACTTTCTTCGTAGATTCTAAGAGCAGACTTCGCAATTTATTTGAAAGAGCTTCTAGAGCTATGTTTGATGATGCTACATCAACCGGACTTTACGGTACTCCAGACGATACATACTTTATTGAGTTAGGCCAGTTAGATAAAGATTTGAGTATAATTAGCACATATAAGCTTATAGGTGCTTCAATTAGAAATGTTGGTGATATTTCATATAATATGTCAGCAGGTACTGGTCAGACAGTAGAAATGCCTGTTACTATTGCTTATCACTTCTATAATAAAACCTTATAATAATGGCGTTAGTCACGTATAATGATGGTCCAATAAAAAGACGACTAAACCTTCATAGAGATTGGCGCTATGATGTGCCGTTGAAATATCTCTGGGCTATCTATATATATCCACGCTCAGGTACCCTTAATGAGTTAGGTGTAAATATAAAATCTGTTATCGATCAGTACGAGACTATAAGTTCCAGTCAATGGCCTGTTAATATTAAATGCTTAGAGGAAGTTACCGATCCGTTCGGTACGTTTGGTGTATTATTAGCTCAAAATATTGCTTTACCCTCGGATGCTTTTGATATAAGCAATACAGATATTCCGGGAGTCGGTGGTAGATTAGGTGGTCAATATGCTGGTAATAGACAAGGTTATGGTGCTGCTAATAAGGTTGATATTACATTTCTAGAAACTAACATTGATATTTTTGATTATTACATTAGACCTTGGATAATTGCAGCTTCACATAAAGGCCTAATTGAAGATGGTACAAATGTTGATTTGAAATGTAATTTGCAATTAATTCAATTTTCACGCGATGCTTTTAGCTATAGAAGTGTTTTAGGCGTAGGTGCATCAAAAGGACCAACAGAGTTAAGCATTCGTAAAGTCATAGAATTTTATGACGCTATACCTTATCAAATTAACGGTGATGCATTAAGTTACGGTGATTTGAGTATGAGCGATTTAACAAAAACGGTATCTTTTGCATTTAATAGGTATTCTGTTATGGATAAAAACAATATACCTATATCAAATGGTACTTTTGGTAGAGCTTCTATCTTCGGTTAATATATAAATACATTTAGAATGGACTTTAATGTCAAGATTAAATTACCGAGCGGTAAGACTGTAAGAGTTCCAGAACTTAAGAATAGAGATTATTTCACAATATTAAAGTTCTGTGAAAACGAAGATATGGAAGGTTTAAGTAATTTCTTCGATTTCTTTCAGTTTAATAAAATTCTAGGAACTGATATTATCGATAAATTTTATCTTTTACTATTAGTTAGGATGATGTATGTTGATCCAGAGTTAATTTTAATGGATAAAAATAAAGTAAATATTAACTTTAGTATACAAAATATTATAGATAATATAGATCAATTTGATGGTGATTATAATAGAATATATCGTAAAGATAGGCTCTTATTAGAGTTAGGATTGCCGGATTCTTTATATTTTAATAGTTTAAATGATATATTTTTGAGTATAATTAAGCGGATGGAAGTATCCGATAAAGCTATTAATTTTGATAGTTTAACTGAAGTAGAAAGAGAAGAAGTGTTGTCTTATGTTCCAAGTTCTGTCTTTACTATTTTAAAAGATCATATAGATATTATTTCTGCTAATCTTAGTGATTTTGTAATCATAGAAACAAATGAAGAATTTGGTATAGAGGGTATAAACTTAGACGTTGTTTCAAATGGTATAATTTCATTCTTACTTTCAATTTTTTCTACCGGGTTAACTAATTTCTTTGAAATGATGTATATCTTTACTAGTAAATTAGGATTTACAGCTGAAGATTTTTATAATCTTACACCTTTAGATTCAAAAGTAATACTTAATATATATAGAAAAGAATTAGCAGAAAAAGAAGAGGAGTTGAAAAATCAAGAAGGGGTGTAAATATATATCTAATGAGTAATGTAAAATCGTTTTTAGATGAACTTAAACAGCTAAGTGATAGTGATTGCTTTAAGGTCTTTGTACCTTCTATTAATGAGCATGTTAAGTTTAAAGCGTTTTCTATAAAGCAACATAAGGATTTGATGAAGTCTATACTTGATGGTGTTGAAGGAACCGTATCTATGTATAAGGTTTTTAATGATATTATTTTTGAAAACAGTTTAGAGGATGTAGATTTTGCTATTTACGATAGAAATAAGATTTTGGTAGATTTGAGAAAACAGTGCATATCAGAGACTATTAAAATAGAAGAAAGAGATTATAGCTTAAATGATCTATCCGATTTTAATTTTACATTTGATAAGGAAAGAGAATATGTATATAAAGGTATAACCGCCTTGGTAAAACTTCCCTCTCTTAAAGAAGACACAATGATAACTGAAAAGAGTATAGTAGAATTTGGTAAGTTTTCGTCGGAGGATAAGAAAATAGGTAATTCTTTAAATATTTTATTAGTGTATGAGCTTATGAAATTTATACATACTCTAAAAATAGAAGATACGGTTATTAATTTTAGCGAAATAAGCGCTTACGATAAAAAATCTATAATCGATAACTTACCTCTCAAGCTTATAAATGATATTTTAGAGTATATAGCTGATTTTAAAGAGTTTGAACAATCATTGCTCACCTTTTCAGATGGTGCTAAGCTTGTTATAGATGCGGGCTTTTTATCTAATGAATAAATATATATGTGGCTGCACAAAGCGATATATTAGACCCTCTTTTAAACATAAGCAAAGTTATGAGCTCCTTAAAAGCTATGACTGAGCCGCGTGGTGTATCTCAGGTATCAAAATCAGTTACTCGGGATGATATAAGAGAAAGTAATAATCTCACATCTAGTGAACAAAGTAGATTGAGAGAATCTGCTACTATAATAGGCAAAGTATTAAAGATAGGTGCCTTTAAAGAAGGTCCTGAAGCTCAACGTCTCGGTGACTTAACCCCCGATAAAGCTAAATCCATAGCACCAAGCGCTATTAAAGATAAAATTCAACCTGCTAGTAAAGAGAAAACGTCTAGCTTTCTTGATAATTTAATGGGGCTTTTAGGGTTAGGTAGCTTGGCTTTACTAGCTAGTAAAGCTAAAAAATGGTTGATAGAAAAACTTGCAAAGTTTGTTTTTACCCCTATGAAGAATCTTCTAAAGTGGGTAGGGGGTAAGCTATGGGGAGCTATAAAGTGGGTAGGTGGTAAGTTGTGGGGAGCTGTAAAGTGGGTAGGTGGAAAAATATTTAGTGGTGTAAAATGGTTAGGGTCTAAAATGTACAAGTGGGGAGCGTCTATTGTTGATAAAATAAAAAATACAAAATTCTTTAAAGGCTTAATGGGAGTATTACAGTCTGCTAAAAACGGTATAAAAGGACTATGGGATGATGCTCTCAAAGCTGTATCAGGATTTGTAGATAATTTAGTATCGGGGATTACTAAGCTTAAAGATGGTGCTCTTAACCTTGTTAAAAAAATTCCTGGTTATGATTTACTTAAAAAGGGTCTTGAAAAAACTGCAGCAGCAGGAAAAGCTGTAGGTGGTGCAGTTGTAAAAGGTGCAAAGGCAGTTGCTAGCGGAGCTAAAACTGTAGCTAAGATGGCTTTGGGTGCCGGCCAATCTAAAATAGCCAAATATCTTGGAGATTTTTTAGGTAAAGGAGCAGGTACTATAGGCAAGGCCTTAAAAAGTGTACCGCTTTTAGGGGGTGCTATTGAAACTGCTTTGGCATATGGTGACATAAAAAATCTTAAAAAGCAGTATAAAGAAGGAGCAATATCTTTAAAGGATCTAGAATATAGTATAGGTGAGCGTGTCGTTACAGCTATAACAGCTTTAGGGGGAGCAGCTTTAGGAGGTGTTTTAGGCAGTGTGATAGGACCTGTGGGTACAGTTATAGGAGCTGTTGGAGGTGATATTATAGGAAGATGGGCAGGAAAACTGTTTGCAGAAAATCTTTTAAGTCCTAACACAGTAAGAAAATTAGGTAGTTTCTTCCATAAAGAAGAGATGCAAGATTTCTTAGTTAAGAATGGTAATGTTTATAAATTTAACAATAGAGATGAAGTGTTAGGTATGAAGACTGGAGGTGCTATCGATAATCTCATAAGCGGATTAACACAAGGATTAGCTAGAGATAATAGTATTATTAGAGATGCTTCTATTGCTCAAGTAAATAGACTAGATAATTTAATACATCTTATGACAGAAATGCTTAAAAAACCGAACAACCAACAATCTACCACCTTTTTTAATAGTCCGAATAATTTCATACCTTCCACGGTATCTAATTTTAGGGAACAATTTTCAAATCAAACTCAAATAGCATAACCTTTTAAACTATGTCACAAGGACCATATTATAGCGCAGGAAAAGACATTACTGAAACACAGCTATTTACATTAGCCGGTTCTCTACCCGTTCCCAATACTGATAACGAGTTAAAATTACAGTGCACGGTAAAAGGTAAAGGAATAGATGTAGTTAACGATTTCTCCTGGACTTCTTCCCCTATAAAAAATTCTAGTTTGACTATCCCCTACCTTAGAGCTATAGAATTAGAGCAAAAGCAAAATTCTCTCGTGTCTTCTGCCTTATACTACGTTAATGCTATACTTAATTCTAAAACTTCTGAACAAGCACAAAAAGCGGTAGATCTTCTACTCTCTAAATGTAATTTAGTTGATAACCTAGCAGGAGTTAAGCAAAAAATAACTAGTCTCATAGGTACTAACGATGCTACTTTATTAGGAGAATATCTGCAATCCTATGTAGGTATGTATATAACTCAGAGAACTGGATTCACATATACTTTTCCATTTTTTGAAGGAAATCCTCATAATTTAAATAATTCTTGGCAGTCTTCTACCCAAATAAAATCGTTTTTAAGTAATACTGTAGAGAAAGGTATGGAGTTTGTTGATAAGGTAGCGACTTTTGCAAACATAATGACACCGGGTACTTATATTGAAAGACCTAAATATTTCTATTATCCTGAAGAAGGTGAATCTATAACTATAACCTTTCCTCTTCTAAATACTATAAGAAGAGATGATACACATATACCTTATCAACAAAATTACGAGTTGTTATGGATATTAGCTTATCAAAATAAACCCTTTAGAACTTCTTTTTCTAGAATTATACCTCCTAAAATATATACCGTAATGGTTCCCGGTATGAAGTTTTTTCCTTATGCATATATAAGCAAGATGGATGTTAACTTTTTAGGAACGAGAAGAAATTTACCTGTTAGAATTCCTGCAGATTCAACAAACGGTGGCGCTACTGAAATATCTGCATCTATACCAGATGCTTATGAAGTAACTATAACATTTACTAGTATGTTAGCTGATACTGGTAATTTAATGATAAATAAAGGCTTCGCTGGTAAAATAGAGGTAACTACCGAGCAGCCAGTTACAACACCAGGTCCTGTTCAAAACCCTGGTAATAACCCAAGTCAGCAGCCTGTATTTACGGCTCGTGATGTGAATACAGCTGTATTTACAGGTCAA